TCACTAATGCACCCTGAGTAACCCAGACATCCTCTGTTACCTCATTAGACATTCTGGGGATAGCATAAATATTAGAGATAAAGGTGTAGTCGGCTATGGTTTGACACTTAAGGTCACTCCGGGGGGTTTGAGTAGTAATATATCGTCTGGCATCTTCACTTTCATAATGAACTTCCTTAGGTTTCCCATCGAGGTCAAAGACCATAACATCGTTACCGGTGAAGGTTACAATGTACTTCTCATAGTCATCTCGGTTGATGAAGTGTACAAGCGGTTTATTGCCTACATTAACTTCTTTCGCTAAAGGAGCGACATACTGAGTAGGCGGTCTCTTTTGGAGTCCAGCGGCTTCCGTGGAGAACCCATTGATTTGCTCGTTGAGCTGCTCGGGATGCCTAAGAACCTGTGGCTGTTGACTGATACCGGCTACAAGGTTTTTTATAGTTTGAGAATATAAAGCTGTCATCTGGTCAACAACTCCTGTACATGAGTATGGTCAAGTAAGTTATATTCGTTTTTGTCGAGTTCATCTTCCTGTAGATACTGCCAAGTCTCTTGGACTTTGTTGTTAAGAATTTGGGTCAACGACTCATCACCAAGGTATCTCGATTGAAATTCAGCGGATGCTTTAGCGACAATGTAGTTGCGAGCAGGTTCCGGCATATCTTCAAAGGGAACTAAAATAATAGCGTTGATAGAAATAGGACTTTCAAAGATGGAGGTCTTAGCGATTAGATCATAAACATAGTCGCCCTGCTTCACATACTTTGTACCTTCTTCACCATCTATTTTCAGGTATACATCTAACCATTTGATTTTCTTTGAGTAAACATCAGGGTTCAAAGGGTATTCAGTGATGCTGTTAAAAGACCAGCCACGGGACTGAAAGGCTCTGTTGTTGTTCCTGAGGATACGGAGTGCATTGATAACGTCAACATTCATAAGGTTTTCCAAGGTGTTCACAGGGGCTTCGCCTATGGCACCAATAATCTCATTAACGGCATCAAGCTCAGTAGTAGGGGAAATCATTTGAGATTTTCCTCCTTTCTTTTAGAAAAAATAGGGGAGCCATTAGACTCCCCTATGGGTAAATTATGCAGAGGTAATAACACCCATGAAAGCAGCTTCCGGGCGCAAACCACCATGACCCATTGCATATTTGGCAATGATTTGGTCAGCTTGCAGGTTGGCACGGCGAGCGTGTTCCAAAGCCAAGTCTTTCAAGGTCAGGGTACCTACAGTGGAGCGGTGGGCTACAAGGAACATACAGGTGTCCTTATAAGCGGCAGGGAAAACGTGACCGTTACCTTGGATAACACCTGCATTGACATCTGCGCCACCTCTAGTCAGGTGCGGGGTTTCAACGAGGTCAAAGCCAATCAGCTTCGGCGGCTTACCACTCTCAATAGTCACAGAAGCACCATACAGTTTATTGATGATGTCTTTGTTTGCTACCAGAGCATTCAGAGCTACCGGGCGAATGTAAACTGTACGTTCCGTTTCCGGGACATAGTTCTCAGACAAATCGGTTTTGATTTTCAAGAGCTGTTCAAAAATTGCTTTACCCATTGCTTCGGTTTCGCCAATGGATGCAGCAGGGAGTGTGGTGGACAGGATTGCACCTTTACCTAAGCCAGTGATGTTTTCTTTGTCTTCGACTACTAATTTAGCAATCTCAGCCAGAACAGCACCATCACGAGCAACAGCTAAGGCTTCGCCAGCCTGTTTAGCGTATTCGCCACGGACATCAAAGTGAGCCATTGTGTCATCAAGGTCAAAAATCAATACGTCAGAGGTCAACAGACCATCAATCTCGATGATTTTCTCAGCGTGCGGAATGTTGACACGCAGGTCGTCAAGGTTTGCTCCTGCTTTAAGATAAGAGGACGCAGCACGACCAAAGACGGGAAATTGAGCGGATTTGCCACTCGTAATATGTCGTTCGATATGACGTCCCAAGGTTACAGAAGCCTGAGTGTAGGCGGTAATAGTTTCACCTGCATACATCTTCAAGAACAATGCGAGACGGTCAGCGGGGGAGGCTCCTTGGATTAGACCGGGAGCTGCAATAGTAATATCTGCCATTAGTTAAATAATCATCCTTTCGGGAATAAAAATAGTTGAATTTAGAATATGTTGGAAGTAGCTACACGAGCTTCTACAGACTGAGTGTACTTGGCATCCCGACCATATCGAGGGTCTGCCATTGCTTTTGTCATTTCGGCAATGTTAGAGAACCCTTGGGTTGCTCCAGAGGTTGCGCTGCCTAAGACAGAACCATTTGCAGTTCCGTTCTTAGCTACCATCTGTGCCTTAACACCATTCAAGTATTCCTTGATAGTAGGCAGGTCAGCGGTGGTCATAATAGTATTAAAAGCGGCTACCTGTGCGTCCCCTTGGGATTTCACAAAGGCTGCCATGCGATCAAAACCCTCAGTGCCACCTGCATATTCCTTGACGGTTCCTACGAATTTGTCAGCAGTTGCTTGGAGACCAGCAATACAGGCATCTACAGCGGCTTTTGGATAGCCTGCTGCTTCCAGCTCTGTATACTGTACCTCAGTCAAAGCACCAGCTTCATCATAGGTTCTTTGCAGTTCTTCAAAGTTTAAACCTTTGTCGGTAACAAGCTGCTTAACCTGTTCCGTAGTGGCTTTAGCTTCGTTTACTTCTTTCTGTACGACATCATCAGGGTTCGGAGTTGCTACCTTTTCTTCACTTTCGGCAGCCTTATCGTCCGAGTTTTCACCTTCCGATGCTGTTAAATCTACTTCCTGACCGTTTGACACAACTTCTACTTGTGAGAGGTCGGGTTCTGTAGCGGCAGGAATTTCTTCGGTTGCCACAGTTTCTGTGACAACTTCTTGATTTTCAGTGGGTTCCATTTGTTCCTCCTTGTTATTGAGTAGGAGCCGCTTCTTGTCCTTCTATGAGACCTTTAGCGACATTAGGTGTTGCTGCTTGTGCCATTTGCATCATGGCTTGCTGTTGCATTTCTTCTTGCATCTGCTCATCAGATTTAACCAGACCAGTAGTGTCGAGGTTGTGAGCAGAAGCCAGAGAGATAATAGCGTTACCCCAGTTGATACGCTGTTGAGCCTCAGGGATGTCCCTAACAGTCGTTAAGAAACTTGTCATTTTGCTTAGATCGTGACCACGACCAAGAGCTTCAATGCCTGTAGTGATTGCTGGCTCTATCATGTTGTCAGGAATCTGAGGGAGCTGTCCTGTAGCTTGAAGCTGGGCAAGCAGTCTCCGTACCAGTGGAAGCTGTAGTTCTTGCGACAAGATAGAGTAGATGCCACCTAAGGTATCCTCAAGTTCCCCAGCGACATACCGGATTTCCTCAGCAGTGACACGTTCGCCACTTCTTTGGACAGCAGAGTTGAGCATAAAAACATAAGACAGCCGAGCTTCTAAGGCATCTGCTGTCTGTTTTGCTATCTGCATATCTTGGGACTTTTGAAGTTGTAGTGTCTGAATGTCTTCGAGGCGACCCGGTGCGAATCCACCATTCTTCGTTGCGGTTACTTTACGAACCTGTGTGATACCATTGGGGTTCACGAGATTAATTACAGTTGCAGCTATAGCGGCTAATTCAACGATTGCCTTTTGGAGTCCCTCAAGTGACTTAAGGTCACCAAGGTATTCCTCGACATAACCACGACCATAGGACTCACCATCAAGTTTCACAAGGCGCAGAGGTATCCACGGGCATTTATCTTTTGGATAGTTATTTTCAGTTCCCGGTATCTGCTTGCCGTCTACTTCTTGGTAGGAGTACATTCGGTCATCTTCATTGCTGTAGTAAACATGGGTGTATACGACTATTTCTTCTTCGGGTTTCTTATTGGAATCAATTAGAGACCTTACTTCCTGTGGGAGCGTAGCAACAGTTAGTTTGTCGGTTGCTATAAGCTGTATCACGTTTCCCAAGGCATCCCTTTGGATTACATAGGAGTTAAGGCGATAGAGCTTAATGCCTCCTTCTTTCGGAGGGAGGAACAGACAACAATTACCAGCGACCAAAAGCTGTTTGATAGCTTCATTGATGGTTACCCTTATCTGGTATGTCTCAATGCAGTTAAGGATGATTTGCTCCATCTGAACGAGCTTTTGCTCAATCTCATATTTAGCGTTGGCATCAGCCTCAAAGTATTCTGCAAGGTCATCACGCAGTGTCAATTTGTAGAAGGGGGCATTAGGAGGGAATAACGCCAAGAGTAACTTAGCAGTTAAATTGTTTAACCCTCTGGCTCCTACGGATTGATAAGGGGTCTCATATTTGGTATCTTTGTTGTCGGCTTCCTTCGGGAATAAAGAAGGAATTGTGAGCTTTGCACATTCTTCTGCCCTTGTGATATAAGATTTACGGTCGTTTTCAAGGCGATCATAAAGCTCTTTTGCCTTTTCGACAAGCTCTATTGCCATTAGATGTTCAACCCGGTTCCTCTGGTATTGCTGATACCAATAGTGAGGGACTGTTTACCAGTCTTCTTTTTCTTAGACTCAGTGGCTGTATCGACATCAGCGACAGTAGTTGTCTCAGGGGCAGCAACAGGAGCGGCAGCAACAGGGGCAGGAGTTGTTTTAATTTTTGGTTTGTTACACATGGTACCTCCTGTTCTACATATTTACTGGATTGTAGCCAGTAGAGGTGGAGTTCATTTTGATTTTCAAGGCATCTCTGCCTTTCTTCTTGTTGAAAGCATCGCCATCTCCACCATAGACAGGACTTTCAGGTTCAGTAGCTTCCGTAGAAGGAAGGAGCTGAGAAGCTGTTACCTGTGTGTTAGCAACGCTTGGTGACTTGACTTTAAAACACATTAGGTGTCATAGTCCTCCGTTCTCGGTGGATTTGCTAAAGCCTCACAAACTTCTAAGACCGCCTGTACGCCTTTCATATATCCAATATGTTCATCATTGTTAGCGTGTTGCTTCCTCATCAGTTCAGAGAAACTAAAGACTTGTTTGAGATACTCTAGGTCTCCTTTAGGTAATATAGGAATCATAGAGTCTTCGAGGTCGAATATGTAATCACTTCCTCTCCTCACTTATCTGGAACGATAGTGTTTTCGTTATATGTGGAACAATTAATTTGGCGACCAGAGGATAGGCTTCTTTGCGGTAAAGTCATAATCGGAAGCCCTTAGAATCCTAGCGACTCTCGCCTGAACCAGTGCATCACTTTCGGTTAGCCCTTTCTTCTCAAAAGCAGCTACAACGGTTTCCCAAGTTGGTGACTGATCCAAAAGTTTCTTAGCGGAGACTGCTCCACAGCCCGGACAGCCCTTATAGTTATCCGTGGTGTCACCTATAAGAGTCTGAAAGAGGTGCCAGTAGTCGGCTTCTTCCTGAGTGATGTCGTAAAACTCATTTCTCAGAAAATCGTAGAAGCGACCAGGAATCGTTTTGAAATCCTTATCACCCGACACAATAATTGCATTGCTATTTTTCATTGTCGAAAGGATACCAATACAATCATCAGCTTCTAAGCCCGGTCTCTGGTAACAGTTGTAGTTTTCTTCGACCCACTGTTTAACGCCGTAGTAGCAGACAGGTTTCCGTTTATCAGCTCTATTGATTTTGTATGTCGGCAAAACCTTCTTCCGGAAGTTGTCTTCATCGGAGAAGCACATAACGATCTCATATTCACCTTCGTGTTTGTAGTGTTTCAACACCTTCTCCGTTAGAGTAAGCACTGAGTCGTCTACCTTCACCTTGGCTTCCCCTGCATCCGCATGGAGAGTCCAGAGGTCACCATCCCATTGAATAGGTGTCTCGACAGACGAGGTAGCTCTGAATACTGTCATATCAGCATCAAAAAGAATTTTGAGCGTCATTAAAAATCTCCTTCTGTTTTGTCAGTGCGTATGCCTTTGAACCTTGGTTCCCTTAGGACTCCTTTTGTACTCTCAGACATAGCATCAATTTGAACTATTTTACCTACGATTTCATCATAGAAGAACTCAGACCACCAGCGTTTCCGTTGGGCATCCGTGAGACCAGTACCGACAATAACTTCTTTGCCGTCTCTGAACTGGCAGACAAGTGCGCCAACCATCCCTGTGTATTTCCCGGTTCCCTCTTGGAGACTCAAGACTTTCAGGTCGTAGCTAATGTACTTCTTAACTTTCATCATGGTTTCATTACGTTTACCAGGGAGGTAGCCGACACTTGGGTCTCTAACTACCAAGCCCTCACCACCTGCATTCCAGATACGCTCTGCTGCTTTGTCGATTTCTGACCAAGTGTAAGCAAAGTATTGAGGAACAAGGAAGGTATGGTGGTAGCTCTGCCAGAACTCAATGCGGTTTAGCTCTTGGCTTCGTTCTTCATAGGGACGAGCTTCACAGGTTCCCCAGAACTCATCGAGGCTCAGGGCATCATGGACATAAGCCCCAACTTCGTAGTGCTGGGCTTTAGTGTCTCGACACCAACCGCTGATAGTAGGCTGGGGGACACCCTTGGCGTATCCTTCAAAGATAATGATGTCGGTACCAAGGGTCTTAGAGATGTCGTACAGCTCAGGCTTGAGGTGTTCAAGGCTCAAGTATTCTTCACCTGTGCGACTAAAGATATGAACACTGGTGAGATCGCACAAGGCAAAACAAAAGACACCATCAAGT